TCTTGCTTGGCTACGTCCTCTGGCTTGTCTTTCGGGTCATGGGGCGTAGTCATTCCCATCTGTTGCATCTTACGAATCTTTTCCTTTGACTTCTGGCACATACTGTGGTAGTCGTGGGATGTGTAGCTTACTGTGTGTTTGTCACTGTTGTTGTTTTTCATCTTTAGATGACTCCTCATACTCCCTAGCTTCGTTCATTAATTCAATAAGGACCATACGATCTAACTCAAGAGCTTTAAGTTTTGCTGGGTCATTAATTGTTTTGATTGCTTTATTTGTTGCCGATAATAAAGTTGCGTAAGATTTTAAAACTGTACTTTTCCCGTGTCGGGCTATTTGTTGTCCAACAAGTGTACCTGCCGCCGCTCCTCCAATTCCTAAAGCAACAGCAGGATCAAAAAATAAACCAGTTGTTGCTACTACAGATAAAACAGATGCTGGCAGAGCAACCCCAGTACCAGATTGAATATTTTGTTTTAGTCTCGCAATAGTGTTTTTACCTTCTGCGTTTCTTTTATTCACCATACGATCTAGTGCTGTTAGTGTTTGAAACTGCTGATCTAAAAGCTGATGAACAGTATCACCACGAGTATTTCTTTTTAAGTAATCATTCATTACATTGCGTACTAGCTTCCCAGCTTTTGCTTGATACGTTGCAACATCAGCATCTAAAGTTTGTCCAGCGGCGTGGATTGCTTCGTCAAAACGTCTTCTGGCTGTCAACAGACCCGCTAAGTCGTTTCCTTCGCTGTTTATAATGTCTTTAGCCAGAGATACATATTTATCAAACTGTTTTTGAGCCGCATCAGATGCCAGCTTGTAAACATCGCTATTTAAAAAATCATCTAAAGCACCATCAAACTCTATGTTTAAATCTTCCATGTCAATTTTTTTGTTTTGTGATTTGACATAATTATCTAAAGTTTTTCCTTGGGTTTCTACGTGATCCTGCATAACCCTAAAATTTTCGTGTATTGTCCCGTAAGGTTTTATTCCGGGTATTGTCATCACGCTATCAATAACAGTCTCGTCAAACTCGTTAGGAACCCATGTTTCTGTCTTAAAAGGGCCTGTTCCTACTGGATCAGTTTTGTCGCCTATACCTAGTTTTTCTGGAGCGAGCATTGATGTTACTGCTGTTTTTTCTTTATCTATTTTAACTTGACCGCCAGCTTTTTTGGCGGCGAGGGCTTTTTTGTCTAAATTAATTAAATCAGGTCTAGGAGAAAATAGAGCGGCTACATCTACAGTCGTTTCAAACTGCTCTGCTTCTGCGGGATATTTACTAGCGAGTTCGTTGTATGCTTCAAGACCCATAGATAGTGCCTTACCAAACGCTCTGCCGTACCCTGTTTGAGAAAAACCTTCAAAAGTCTCTGACGCAAACTCTTTTACAATATCAGGAAGAACAACAGAACCGGCTTCTAAAGCAAGTTCACCGCCCGTCCGCGCCGCTTGAGAAATCATAGTAGCAGGGATTCTTGAAACTGGAGTAGTTTGACCTTCTGGCGTAATTGCAAGTCTACGTGCTACTTCGGGTTTGTATTGCCCAGCAATTCCAGAAAAATCAGCCTCACCAAATCTCCTAGTAACGCCTTCTACATAAGTTTCTTCAGGCGGGGGAGGAGGAGGTGGGGGCGGCGCATCCATTTTTTCAAGAGCTTCTGCAATTTCATTTACTGCCGCAATATCATCAGCGTCGTAAGCTCTTTTTAAAGCGGCTTTTAATTGCTCTTTTGTTGCCATTATTCAGTCCCATCTTCAGTGTCTGAGTCTAAGTATTTTAAAGCGGCTGGTGATAGTTGTTCTTGGGGAAGTGTTATTTGCTGGAATGTACCCATGTTTTCTGACCCAAGTTTTGCACTAGTTCCGCTTATAATTTCGTTGTACTGGTTTATGGTTTTTTTAGCGGCATCTCTGTAAATCTTTAGCATTGCCTCAAGAGCTTCAGCCTGTTGAGTTATGTCGCCACCAACCATACGCTGAGTGTACTCACGGTCAGCATCAGTAATGCTTGTTCCAGAGCCAAAAGCCTTAATCTCTTGTTTAACTAAATTAGCTACTTCCATCATGTATTCTTGTGCAGAAACAAGTTCCGGGTTATAGGGCATCTTCAAAAGCTGTCCTACTTGAGCCAAACCTACTTGAATGTTTGCGGCTATTCCTGTTGGCATACCCGTCCCAAGTCTCGTTAGCTGTCTTTCAATTACGCCTAACTTTTCTTTAGCGGTTCTAGCTTTGTCTCTCAGGTCTTTAATGTCTTTAATACTTTCGTCTGCCAGCCCTTCAATCATCTTGTTACTGACGTCAACAATTTTTTGAACGACAGGGGCTGGTTGAACAAGTCCTAAAGCAGAAGCCTCTACAAAGCGCTGGTTAGTTTCGTCCCATGCCTTGCCTGATTCATTAAAACGAACAGTAACAACTTCGCCTTGTTCGTCTAACCACGCTTCAGTTTTGCCTTTTTCTCCTGTAACGTAATCATTAAAAAAATCATCAGTTGCTTTAGCAAGTCCTAAATCATTAAACTCTGTCTCTGTAATTCCTGCTCTTTTAGCACGAGCAAGTCGTTGAGGGCGTGTTTGGGACGGAAGCCTTTTAATTTCAGTTTCTCTTAAGTCTTTAGCAATATCATCTAAAGTGTCTGCATCAGTTGCGGACCTAATATTAGAAGCAACTTCTGGAAGTCCTAAAGATACAGCACGAGTTGCCATAGCTTCTTTTCTTTTTTGTAAAGAGGCTTTACTCTGCTCTGTTATTTGCATTGCCCTAGCTTGCTCAAGCAATGCCATCGCTTCCTTTGTTTTATCTGGCATAGACATCAGTTGTTGAGCCGCCTGAAACAGTTGAGTAGATGTTGCACCCTCTTGAGTAACAGGTGCATAAATACCAGCAAGTTTTTCAGCATCACGCCCCTCTCTAATCGCTTCACCACCACGAGTCAACATACCGCCAATAGAGCCGCCTAGCTGTCCAAAAGCAGAGCCAATCATCTGTCCTGCTGACAAGCCAGCTTGAGACAATCCTGTGTTTATTCTAAAAGCCATTTCTGTTTCCTCTTATGTTGTCGGCGGTGTTGGGAAGAACTTACCCTTAGCCCAATCGTAAATGTCACCAAACAATCCAGTGTCGCCCATGATGTTAGCCAAACCAGTACCTAGCCCACCAACTAATCCTGTAGCACCACTGAACAAACCGCTGTACAAGTTGGACAAACCAGCTTGTCTCTGTAGTTCTGCCTCAAGGTTAGCAATGTCAGTTTCCATTGCGTACTGACCGCTCTGCCTACGTGCAACGTCAGCCAAGCTAGCCACGTTGAGTGCAGGAGAGAACGCAGACAACATAGCCGCCTGTGGCAGATAAGCGCCCTGAAGCGCACTCAAGCCAATCCCTTGCTGTGCCTCTTCTAACCCAAGACCTCCTGCCATCAAACCCATGCCACCTGTCATGGCTTGTTGAGCCATAAGTTGCTGTGCGGCTTCTAGAGCCTGACGCTGAGTAGCAATGTTAGAGCCTAGCTGTCCGTAAGTAGCACCGATGTCAGCCGCTTGGCGCTGTTCTTGTTGTGCTTGAGTAATAGCCATAAGAGCCGCTTGGTTTTGTGCTTGCTCTTGAGCCTGTGCCATCGCTAGTTGCTCTGGTGTTCCACCAAACATAGCCGTTTGAACACCACCACGCCCCTGTGCAAACAAACGCTCTTCTAAAGCAAGCCGTTGTCGCTCTTCTTCACCAAGCTGTGTAGCCCTAATTCTGTCGTACACCTCTTGTTCTCTAGCACCCATAGGCATACCGGCTTGACCCATGAACTGCTGACCTAAGCCAAACGCACTCTGTGCCGCCTGTTGTTGACCAGCGAGGCCAAACGGAGACACACCTAACTGCTGTTGACCTACGCCCAACAACTGTTGACCGGCGGCTCCCAGTTGTCCAGCACCAGCCACAGGAGTGCCAAACCTAGATAGAGCTTGAGTTTCCAGTGCACTCTGTAAGGCCTCAGAAGTAGGATCTAATGTATACTTAGTTCCTCCTGCTTTAGTTGCTTGAATTGATCCTGTCGGACCTGTTACCGTAAACGGTTTAAACGCAATATCAGGAGCCGAAATATCAGTTATCTCAGTTGTGTACAGATTCTTTATGTTTTCAGGCATATTGGTGTACAGAGAAGAGGCAACATCCCCAATTATGTTCCCTAGAAATCCTAGTGCCATTAGTAAGTCCCTCCATCAATCGTCCCTGTAGACAGAGTTCCCGTAAAGTTTAAAGCGGGTATTGTCACAGTCCCTGTAAACGTCGGTGACGCTATGTTTGCTTTAGTAGCTGATGCCACAGCAATAGCATCAAACTCCGTATCAAACTCGCTACCACGGATAATCTTGTTGGTATCGCCAGAGGGCAACGTATCCTTAGCAGTAAAGTTCGTTGTCTTAGTATAGTTGCTCATATTGTTTTACCTATTAATGCTAATACGTTTATCTCTTGAATAGACAACTGAGATCCGTTAATGTCGGCCTCTAGTCCAATAGTAACGACACCGCCGCTACCTGTAGTATTTACCGTAGGATTAGTAGTAAGAATACCTCCAGTAAATGTACCGACTGTGTACTCTGATACTCCGTAGTACGCTGGTACTTGGTTACCTACGCTAATCTCGTAGTTTTTGTAGTTAGTTTTAAAGTCGTAAGCCCACTTAACAAATATTGTTTCTTCGTTAGCTCCGATCAACGTAGGTTTAATTTTCTTTAGAAACTTAGTTCTACTAGAATCACCAAACGTCAGAGCAGGACTAAAGTACCTGAAACGATACACTGATGTATTATCTAAATAACTAGAGTAAGTACCTAAGCCATCAGACGTACCAATGTACAATGTACCGTCAGTGTGTCGCATAAAACACTTGTGTGGTACAGAAGTCCATCTGGTTACCCTGTACGCTCCGTTTTCTAATCTACCTTTCAGATCAAAACAGTAAATAGTGGACTGATCTGGAAAACAAATTAGATAGAAGGATTGCTCTGGGCTGTACACTGAAGCAGTCGGTAGTGACCTGTTTTGAATTACTTCAATAATCTCTGTCTTTACGTTTAAGCTCAAGTCAGATATAGGCAGTGACTTTTCTTGTATAGTCCTGCCTAAACTACGTAGACCAGAATTAGACATAAACAGAATATCTGTACCGATGTTCTGGATAGAGTTTCTACAAATACAACCAACACCAGACACAGTATCTACTAAAGCCATACTAGCTGGACTAGTTGCACCCCCGTACACAAGGATGCTGTGCTTACCAAATATAACCAACGTGTTGTTGTGTGCCGCTAAAGCTCTGATTTCATCGTAACCATCAGGCCACGCTTTAGATACATCAATAGAACCACTAGACCCACCAGTAAAATCGTTACCTATTAACAAATCAGACCAGTAGATAGTCTGCGTATCTGTTGCGTTGTCTACAACCCACAAACGTCCGTATGCTGACAGAGCCTCGTGACACTTAAGAGTAGCGTCTGTTGCTGTACCGTTAACTACAGTAAATGTGCGTAACCCATTTGCGTTGTCGTACACTAATGGATCGTACCCACGTTGAAAGAAGTACGCCTTGTCGTTGAAGTTTACGATCTTCCAGTTGTTTGCTGTAATTGTGTAAGAAGCAGGAGTTACGTCAGTCAACGTAGTTGTGCCTGTCATAATCTTGTTGTTACCAGCAGTAAAGATTACTTCGTTACCAGCGTCATCGTAAAAGTGATGAATCTTGTGTACGTAATCAGTGCCTAACTCTGTCTTGTCTGTTGTTACAACACTAACACCCTTACGTGCGGCAATACGACCACGCTTATCAATAACAGCGTTATCTGCAACGTCAGCGTAAGACGGATCTTGCGCTATCGGAGAGTCTTCTGTGTTGACTCCCTGAAAGCCGGGAGCAAATAAGTTAATATTCTGTAGTGGCTGGGCCATCTAGAATCTCCTACGGTGTAAACCAAACGGTTTCTTCAGGGTGCTTCTGGGCGTCCAGAGCAATAGCGTCAGACAGGTACTTGTCAGCAATAGCAAAGTACTCTGGGGTTGACGTACCGCCTGTCTCCCCACGTTCACGAGCCAACAGGGCTACTGCCATGTGAATAACAGGCTGACTAGGAATAGCCAGTATGTCAGAGTCAGAACTTAAGGCTACGTTTCTGATGACGCTCTTGACCTTCAGAGAGTAAACACCGTCAGGCTTAGGGTACACATCAATCTGTGCGTCACCAGAACCGTCTATGCCGCTAAACGTGTAGTACTGTGGTGCACCAGAAACAGGAGTGTTAACTAAAAACTTATCGTCAAACCAAGTCTGTGGCCTGTATTCCATAACAATGTTAGACGTATCGTTGATAATGTTTAGGATCTTACCTTGGTCTTGGTATCCCGTCAGCGAGTACGTGTAGTCGTCAGCCGCCGTGGTAATCGTAAGGGTAGACCTAATATTAGACCAATCCCAAGCGTTTTCCACAATTTGCTTTGCATCGTTAACAAAGTCACCAACCATTGTGCTATACGTGTCGTTGGTAACAGTTGTTACTGTGTCTTCTCGTAAACGTCTGAGTACGTTGTTTACTAGGTCTAAATATGTCATACTTTAAATCCTGTCATCATGCCTTTTTTATTTGAAGGCAGAGCTTCTAACAAAAAGTCTCTTATCGGAAATTGCATAGCTTTCTCTAACGAAACCCCAGCGGTAATAGTTGGGTCAAACATTCCCGGCTGTCCAGCAGGACTAAATGAGCCTAAACCAGAGCTTCCAAACGTTCCACCTTCATCTCCACCTCCTCCAGTTCCAGTGGTAGTAGTTACGGGAGTTTCTTTACAGCACTGATCCCACAAGTCACCTGCATTACCTTCTGGCCTAGGGGATTCACATTCCACCAGTTTACATTTGTCTTCTTCTCCACCTCCACCTCCACCTCCAGTAGAGTCTGTACAGCAGGTATCCCAAGCTACTCCAGCTTCTCCGTCAGGTCTAGGAGACTGACACTCAACTAAAGTACAGTCAACTTTAGTACTGCCTCCAGCGCCGCCTCCAGTAGTAGTAATAGCAGGACATTCAGAAAAACTATCTACGTAAGGACCGGGAGTTTCGTTAGTAAAACAGTCTACTTTACCGCACAGGTTGTAGTTGTCTGCGGTAATTACTGAGCAGTCAACCTCAGTACTACCACCTCCTGTACTAATTAGCCCCTGATTACAATCGTTGTTTTCGTGTTCTGATGGTAAACTGCCGTCTGCACACTCGTTACAGTTGCTTTCTATAGTGGCGTTGTTGTCACACTCTTCAGTATCGTCTCCGCCTCCCGGACCTGTTGTTTTTATTAGAGGATTTCCGCAGAGTCCTTCTTCGTGTTGATCTGGGATAGTACCGTCTTTACACAACTCAGCACAAGACCCGTTTTCTTTAGTTGCTCTATCAGGGTCTGAACAAGTTTGAGTAGCCGTAGTTCCTGTGCCTGTAGTTGTAACATCACTAGCAACTACACAAATTAAATTACCTTGTGCGTCTTCCTGTAATGTTCCTTGTTGGTTTGTAGCATCGTCAGTACAAGCATCTCCAGCCTTACGAGTATCTCCAGTATCTCCCGTACCTTCAGTCCCTGTTCCAGTAGCTACACACGTAAGGTTCCCTTGTCCGTCATCTTGTAGAGTACCGGCTTCTCCGGTTTCTTCTACTTCACAGGCTTCTCCTGCTTTACCTCCTGTACCGCCTCCGTCTCCGTCACCATCACCATCACCAGTACCTTTAAATATACAGTCTCCATTATCATCAAATACACCTTGTGTTCCGTCTTCCATGTTACAAGGAGAACCGGCAGTGTAAAAAATCTCGTCAACGCAATAACCCACTACATCGTTCCACGCTTGACCGGCTGGACATACTTTATTTACAACAGCAACACAGATTCCAAATTCATCGGATTGATAATCGGTTAAACATCCGCCACATTCTTCTTCTTTTGTAGCTCCTGAAACTTGCTGTCGGTTTACGGAAGAACAATCAAAGTCACCAGAATCATCGCCAGTGGCGTCTCCGCCGTCATCAGCGCCTGTGGTTGTTGTGGTAACTGTTGAGCCACCTTCTGTGGTATATGTCCCTCCTGAAGACTTAGAAGTTGTTTGCATCCAGCCCCAAAGAGTGTCGTACCAACTATCGGGAATAGAATCCATAGCTCCGCTTATGGAATCCCAGACAGCACTAGACCCTGAAATTTCATCAAAGCCTTTAGATACAAAATCATTCCAAGTTACTGTTGTAGTTTTTCCATCGTATCCTACTAAATCTACATACTTTCCTTTGGATGTTTCATAAATATTAACAGAGTCGTAACTTTCAGTTGCGTTTTCCCACCAGTCTCCGCCTGTGATGTACTGCTCTACAAACTGGTTATATGCTCCCCTGACGTTTCCAATTAAACCGCCTGTAAATTTTCCTGAAGATATGTCGTATTCACCGTTGAGAACACCAAATAATTGAGAATCTTGACTAATTAATCCACCAAAGTCAAACTCAGTTCCTTTAATTAAGGCCTCTACTAAATCTTTACCTATTTCTGCACCAGCACCAAGAACACCTGATGACAGCACTGTTTCAAAGTCTATTTCTCCGTTTACGATAGCTTGCTCAAAAGCAGAAGAAATAGAGCTAGACAAGGCGCTGTTTGCGGCGGCACTTCCTAAGTCAACAAAAGAACCTAGCTTTCCTCCAGCAAGAGTACCGACAACAGACCCAGCAATAGCCTTAATATCACCACCAGTTTGGATAGCTGTCGTAGCTCCGTTAATTACTGCGGCTCTCTGGTATCCACTCAAGCCCTGCACAAAGCTACCTAGGAGTCCTTCGTTAGCCAATCCTCCGGTCATAGCCGCTACAGCCAGAGACATTATTATGCCACCGGTGTCAAGGCTCTTGTCGGCGTGGAAAGTTTTAGTGTAGTTGCTACCGTTCCAACCGTAGACGTGTCCTGATTCACCAGCAAAAGAAGTCTTGATGCCGTACTTATTAGTAAGACCCGAAAACATCTCTGGATTGCTCTCAGGCGTAAGACCTTGGGCGTACAGAGCAGAGTTTTCGCCAACAAAAGACATATACTGGTCAAAAGTCATGTCAGGGTGTTGTTCCCTAAACACGTCCATATTCAAAGTACCAGTATCGAACGTTCCGTCCCAGAATGACTTAATCTGGTCTTCTGTGAACCAGTTTCCCTGCTGGGTTGCTGTTCTGTAGTCTTCACTGTACGTTGCGTAGTTCCCTCGTGCCTCACCGACTTCGATAGGCTGATGAAAGAAGTACACAGGTGTGCTGTAGTCTGGGTTAGTTATCCAACCGTTGGTAGTTAACTGAGGGTTAGATAAGTAGTACTGACCGTCTGGCCCTTGTACAACAGGGTC